GGTCAGGTTGTATATGATTATCTTGTACTTGTCTTTGAGATTTTTGATGTAGTCTTGAATGGTTTTCCCTCCTGCTCGTCTAATGAGTGGGACACCAACAATTTGTTCCAACTCAGCAGTCGGATCCTTGCAGGCCACAATTGGGTTCATTCCTTGTATTCATTGAATTTGGAAAACTAAAGCTGCAGCCAAACATTCATCATTTGTTTCTCCACTTCCTACATCAACTATCATGGTGTCTTTTGGCAGGAATTTGGTGTATGACACAACGGCAGTGTCTTCGTCATTGTTGAAGGGGCATGGGATTTTGGCAGAGAAAGGTCCAGTAGCCTTAACAGGGTGAGCTGTCTTTGATAGCTCCTGTACTATGTGGTTGAAGAATTTCACTGGCAGTTGATAGAATGTACCACTGAATTCCAGTATGCACGGTTCAATCTAGTGGAAGTTCTTTCTTGACTCTCTGGTTATCTTCCATAACCCAGTTGCCATGATCAGATCTTGCTCAATCTCTTCAGTCATATATCCTTCTACCTACGGTAGGGGCGTGAAGTACTCAGGGTACATAGCTCAGCAATCTTCGTATGAAGACTCTACTCCGGGGAATAGCAGTTATCTAATGTCTACACTTTTCTTGCTTTCAAAGGCACCCCAAGATGGGAAATTCTCTTCAATATTCAGACCCATCATTGAAACTTGAACAAACGGGAAATACTTCTTATTTATGACCAATGCGTTTTAGGCGCTTTTGATTACAGCATATTTGTCGCCCGAGTAAACTATGAACTCATGGTGAACAATGCCCTTGAGCATTCTTGTGATCAGCTGTCATGACTAGTATGTCAAAGCACCATTATCTTCTATCACAGTGCCTGAGAAAGACTTGCACATTGGCAGGATAGTCTCTCCCTCCTTGTTCATTCTAATCTCCTAGTCAGGATGGACAATAAAGTCTAATGCCTTAATCTCCTCATACATGCCCATTCTTCGGTTCTTAGCCCAGTTCAGCCATTGATTGAAAGTTTCCTTGGATGCCTCCTTGCAGTCTAGAGCAACTCAATGAATGAGTGCTGCAGTATCTGGTACAAAGGATGTTGCTCTATTTTGTCTAATGAATTCTCTTTAATCTAACGCAATGGAGTCTATTAGATCCTGCTTTGTTCCCGGGGACATAGGCATCAATTTGTCAACCACCTTGATAGAGTCCAACATGTTAAGCATTGGGCTGGCTCTGATTTATGGTTGTTCAACAAGTGCAGATAGGCAGTGAGAGGCTTTTTATGATACTGTAGCTCCTGGATTAATAAGTTGAGCAACAAAATATATGAGTCTTCTTCTTTGCCAGAGCATGACTAAGATCATCACTATGGTCTTCCAATGCTTTGCTAAGAATCCTTAGTTCTTGCCTTTAAGTCCCATTCAAATAGGCTTGCTAATGCGCGTCTTCTTAACTCTTGGTAAGTTCCAGATTTCAGGTGCAGAGGTGCCAAAGTGTAATGGATTTTCCATTGAGCGCAGAGCTTCAGTGCTTTCATTTTCTCAACCGCCTGTTGATTGCTTGGATCCTGTTCGCATAGCAATGGGTCTCTCCTTGGGTACAGGAGGCGATTGTTGTGTTTTTGGCACAAAAATGTTGGCGTTTCTATCCAGAGTGGAGGCTGAAGTAACAACAATTCCAGGTCATAAGCTAGGATCTTCAGCTTCCTGAGGTTTCTTGATCATCG